ATGAAGATCTGGGAATTACGAGGCTCTGTTAATGATTATGAATCTTTTCAACTACTAAATTTTGATCAAGACCATGAAAAATATTTTGATGAAAAAATTGATTTGGCAATAAAGCTATCTGATTCATGGGGAGAAATTCTTGTTGAATGTGTAGAAGGAGATAACCATAGTGATTGTCCTATGTTCTGGGGGGAGCTTGGCACGCCAATGGTTAGTAGAAAGGCAAAAGAGGTATTAGAACCTCTAATTTGCAATAATGTTGAGTTTCTTCCGCTAACCCATGATGTTACAGGTGAAGTTTATTACCTAATAAACGTTTTAAATACAATTGATGCAATTGACTACAATAAAGCAGTTTTTGAAAAACTAAGTACAGGATTAATAATAGGTTTCGAAAAATACGCATTTTTGCCTAATATAGTTGAAGGGCAGATAATATTTAAAACCTATTTAAATCAAAGATTACACTCCTCTACTGTTTTTGTATCTGATGAATTTAAAAATACGGTTTTAGAAAGTGACTTAAAAGGCTTTGAATTTGTAGAGGTATGGGATTCGGAATCAAATATGTAAAAGAAAGTCCTAAAATAACTGATAGGAGTTAACAGCATGGACGCAAAGGTTTCAGAAATTCTAAGAATGTTAAACAATTATGAGGGAAATGAAAAAGAAATTTTTGAACAGATTCAAGCTGAAGCAATGGTGAAATTTATATGTGGAAAAATCTGATTTTAGAAATTGAAGATATACTGAAAAGTGTTAACTTTAATCTGAACACACCAGCAACAGATACTGAAGTTCATAGATTAAGAGAACACGTGAAAGAGAAATTTAATGTTGATTTACCGAGTGAATTTGAGGAGTTTATTAAAAACGTAAATGGTTTAGATTTTGGTGGACTAGTTATTTATGGAGTCGACCCCTCTTTACTAGAAACAGAAAGAAACGAACCGATTTGTGGATTTATAGACACGAATGAGATTTGGTATGAAAATGAATTTCAAAAAGAGTATCTTTTCTTTGGAGATTCAAGTATTGCGTGGTTTTGTAAAAACTTATCTGACGGTACTTACTTAGAACTTGATAAACCATCTGGCACAGTGATGAAAACATACAATGATTTCAATACAATGCTGGAAGAAGCATTGAAAACAGCACTTCTTTAATATGGGGTATCAATATGAATAAGGTTACTTGGATTGGAATAAGTAAAAAAAGCCGTCATAATGACGGCTCTTGTTTTTACTTAATAGTTACATGTTCCTCACGAATCCAACGATTACCACCAATATCTATTGCGTCGCCAACTCTTCCCCAAATACGATAAGGAGTAGAACCGTCAATATTTCCACCATGGTTAATACATTCTGGCTCACTATGAACTGCAATCCCCCAACCTACAGGATATTTAGAATGCGCATAGAACCATTTCACATCAAAATGTTTTAGGTAAGCCCACTGCTTTTCATTCCCAAGGCAGATCATGTCTTTTTCTCCACCACCCCAGTATCCTTTCTGGATTAAGTAAGGGATTTTTTGTGTGATACGTCCAGCAAAAATAGGATCAGCAGGATTTTCATATAGATTCACACCATAACCATCATCACATTTATTATAACAAATGAGAGGCAGGAAAATTATGATATATCAAAATGAGAAGATTCGTAGAAAAAAAGCATTAATCAGTGCCAAAAAAGTCTTTAGCCAATTTTCAAATTTAGAACTTATTGAATTTGAAAATCCCGATTCTGAATGGATAAAACTGTTCGACACAGCATTGAAACAGTTTCGTAATATAGACTCTAATCCAACATTTCACATTCCTATTGGTGATGTTAAAAGTAAGTATATTTTATGGATTGAAAGTTCTTTAGGTTCTTTAAGTTTTTCAAATCATAAAACAGAATATTTTATATTAGTTCCTAATTGTTTAGAGCCGGTATGGGCAAATGTTAGAATATTGAATTTCACAAAATCTATCGAGGAACTTTGGGACATTTCTGAAACTAATGAATTTATAATTGCTGATAAGAGTACAGGGCAAATTGCACAAATATTTTCTGAAGAAGAATGTTATGAAATTCACTTTAAGCGCTGCAACACAGACCTAATTGACTCTTAAAAAAATTAATTTGTAAATTAATATTAGTATTAGGAATTTAAGCCTTGATTAGCTAAATGTTTTTCAAACTTTCTGAATAGATGAGTATAGCAACTTGTGTAAAGTGATTGAGCAAGCAGTAAAAAATATATTATACAAAAGAGCACCCCTTAATTAGTGAGTGCTCTTTTGTAACTCCTACTTCACATATACAAAGGCTTCATTTGCAGTACATAGTATGTCCTGACAGTTATTTAAGGTACTCGTACCACCAGTTTTTCTCATCCATCCAAGCTGTAATCTTATCAAGTTCACCGTTTGGCAATACTTCAGTTTGTAAGTACGCTAGGCCAGTTAATGGATCAGAAACAACTTTCCCTTTCGTTCCACGCGCGTTCATAGCGTTTGCGACTTCTTGAACCATTGAGATGCCAAACCCACCTGATTTAACGTATTGATAGCCACCGTTATTACTTACGTTACCAACAGATTTATTAGAAGTGCCTGATACTGATTGTCCAGTTAAAGCGAAAACGATTGAATTAGCAATCTTATCTACATCCCATTTGGCCATATCAGATTCGTTATCGATGAATCCAAGCTCAATAAGAATGGCAGGTGCTTTAGTGTTAGCCAATACATATAGCTCTTTTCGTTCTTTAGCACCTCGATTGCTCCATCCAATGTCTTTAGACAGTTGAGTTGAAACTTTAGAAGCAAGAGATTGCTGATCCTAATAGCAAACCTCTACACCGTTAGCTGTGCCATTAAATGCGTTTAAGTGAAATGAAATAACAAGATCCACATCATGAGAGTTACAATTACGAACGATGTTTGATAAGTTTTGCGCTTGAGTTGCTCCTGCTTCGTCTGTATCATCATAAACTGTGTGTCCTAAAGAGCGTAATTTTGTAACAACTGCATCCTTCACCTGACGATCCATAATATGTTCTTTTCTATTTCCGTAGTTAGCACCTTGTACAATACTGTTATGTCCACCATGTAAACTATATTTAGCCATTACTCAACCTCTCCTTTTTTAACTTCATGTTTTTGTTTACCACCTAATATTTCAACTGCATTTGTTAAAGCTGAAGGTAATTTAATTCCCATACGACCAGCGTTTTCTAAAAGTGATAGCAATTCATTACCCATGAAGAAAAAGATAGTCGCTTCACGGATTGCGCTATTACTTCCAAATGCTGTATCTAACTGTGCTGCCACTCCAATCAAAAGAAAAAGCACCACCTTTTTGGCGATGCCTTTGAAACCTACTTTACTTTTTAATTCACCGTTATATCCTGCTGCAATTACGCCTGTGAGGTAATCAATCGCTGCCATAGTTACTAATATTTGCAACATTGCATCCCATCCTCCCAAGAAATACCCACAGAAGCCACCAAAGGTAGCTATAAACATTTTTATGAATACGTCGATACGTTCCACTTGTTTGCCTCCTTTTTTATACTAAATAATTGATTGAAAAATGAATAGTTTTGTCAGTAGTGATGTTGTATATTTTTACATTACCGCCAGTTTCTACGTTAAATTCACATATAGAATAAGGTGGACCGGCAATAATAACAACATCTGTTATTTGTTGGGCTGGTCGCAATGCAGTTGGAACATTGAATACAACTTGCCCTTCTTTTATATTCTTTAAAGAACCTATAACAGAAACTTGGTCGCCACTTCGTTTCGCTCTAGTAACTTGTCTTCCTTCAACGTTGGAAGCATTAGCTGTGTTGATTGACATCTGAATCCAATCCGTATCGGTAGTTCGTTTAAATCCTTGTACAGTAAAATCCCATCCCACAAAATCTTCTTTTGTGACATGATTTGTCCACCCTGTCCACCCGTTATTTCCGTTTAGATAATTTGTATAAAATCCACCTACACTATCTTTAGCGATTACAAAGCCAATATTATTCTGATTAAAATAAGAAATTCCCCTCCAAGGTTTGCCCGATGGGATTGTGTTTTGCACACCTGTAGCACAATAAATTGTATTCATCCCGGCACCTTTCGCGGCTATTTCATCAAGAATATTCTTTGTGGCATCACTAACAGAAATAGTTTGACCACCTGATTCAGTTGTGATCTTTGGTACTTGAACATCTTTAGCATTAATTAATGTTGTTAACTCTACAAATTTGTTGTTTGTATCTGTAATTTTCTTATTTGTATCATCAATTTCTTTTCGATATCCTTCCACATTTTCGAGTGCTTTATCAAACTCTGAAATATAGTTTTCTATTTTAATATTTCCTTCTCGTACATCTCTTTTTAAAGAAATCCGAATATCTGGCGTAGTCATTCGCTCTAAATCGTTTTTTTCTAAAACGAAATAAGCTGTCCAATCACCAGCCATCGAAACTGCTTCTTCTGACAATGTGTACTCAAAAGCTCCGTTATCTGCATCAATTATTTTTGCGTCATCTCTAATCAATTGTCCTAAATGATTCGTGGCTTCATATTTAACTGAATATCCCGCCAAATTTACTTTTTGCCCATTTCCCTTTAAATAAACAACAATTCTCAAACCATTTTTATCATTCTGGCGAGAACGTATTGTTTTTGTGAAAACTGGATCAGCTAAATCTATAGAAATTACCTCATCTCTCATGTGACCCATCTCCTTTCTCGAATCATCTCTTAATGCGATTAGGGGCCCGTTTAACACGTTTTGTTCTCACTCTATGTCTTACGTTACCTTTGGGTTGTATCGGCTCTAATTCTTTAATTCTAGCATCTGTTTTTGTAACGTATTCTTGGAAAGCCTTGGTCACCTGTGAAATCATCCCATATAAGCCTACACCTGTTTCTTCAGATTCGTTCGGAATGACAATACCATAATGAGTAGGGATGTCATTTGTCGTTAAAGTGTTTTCTCCCTCTTTACGATCCATCCGCATTTCATATAGTTTTGGTATATCTAATTTGAGGTTGTATTGTTTTATATCCCAATCCATTACTTTTTCTAACACATCAAATTTAATATCACGTATGTTCGTTTTGTATTTAGCTTGCGAAGATACTTTAAAATCCGCTGCTATTATTCCGCCATAGAATGAACCTGTACCAGATTTAACTTGAAGATACCCATTCTCGTAATTTGAATTACGTAGCATACAGTACTGCATGATAAGATCAGTGTCTCCACCCGAAGAAGTATCGATAGATAGAATCCTCGTGCCGTTTTTGTGATAATAGAATCTTTGACCAGCCGTGAAATGCATATTCCCATTTGTGGCTTCAGCAATGAAATCGTTTTTTGCCTTTGCTGAAAAGTCTGTACCAGCTTTTAGATTCATATATGACAATTGAGATTCCATCTGCAAATATTCCTCTGCTTTTAAGCTCAAATCTCCATTTTGACCAAATTTAATAATGGCAGGAAAATACAAATCGGTATTACTGCCACCTACATAACCTCGTGTAATTCCTATACCCGCCGCTTTTGGATAAACATTAGAATACTGATAGAGTGCAAGTGCACCTTGTGAAGCTGTAATATCATTGTCTCCGCCCAGAAGTAACGTAGGTTGTAATTCATCCCTCGAATTTTTGTAATACCCTAAAAACATACGGGTAATATCATTTTCCATAATTCGCATGAATTGTTTGGATATACTTACATAGTTTTTTGTATCATCGGATCTTAAAGTGGTACCACTAATTTCTCCACCTTTAATTAAATTACCGGTAAGTGTTCCAGCTGTTATAAAATCAGCGACAATTCGCCCGTCATATGTAATGGCAGTTTCATATGGACCATTTACTCCCCAAGGGGAATATCCTAATCCATTGATGTTCCACTGCCAAACCTTTGAAGCGGTCATTTCGGATTTTGTGTCCATAATCAAAATACGATCAGGATAAATCCTAACATGTCCGCCAAAACCCGAATTAATAAGGTTTGTTGCATTTTCTTTTGCTGCATCTAATATTGAGCTTGGCATATTTGATATTTCATTCTGTATTTGCTCTACTTTACCAGCCATATTTGCAAACGATTCTTTGAAATTACCTAAAGTTATTTCTATATACTCTTTCTTTATCGGATCGTATTTATAAGAAATAACTTTTGCTTGAATATCAAGATTATCTTCTGTGTGCCTAACGGTGACGATGTCTCCCATATAAACACGTTGTAATACTGCATAATTTTTATATTCTTCTGTTTGTGATAGTTCTTGGAACTCAACCTTATATGTTGCTTTTGGTTGATCTGCTTTTTGAATCGTGAACATATCTTTAGCGGATTGACGTAATCGTTTGTAAGCTTCTTCTAGAGGAACAGCATCATCATCCTTTGCATGTTCACCAATGGCAGCCTTTATATCTTTGAATTCTACCACTCTGATTTTGGGATGAGGATATTTATTAATATTTGGACTATCTACATATTTTTCTGGAAGAAGCAATCCGTCAAATCCCTGTGGCATGATCCTGGTTACTGGGCTTTTCCAATCAACATTCCCTTCATAACCAAGCAAATCCTTTTTATGCTGAATGACAACCCCTCTGTCCATACCACGACTTTTTAACATTTTCACATCAAAGTTATCTCGCTTCAATTCACCGCCCCAGCGATTAATAAAAGCATTATCTTGTCCATTATCTAAAATAGCTTCAATTGGATTTTTCCTTACAATACGTGCACTTGCTATTGTTGGAATATCAGAGTAAAAAGTAAAAATATGTTTATATTGGCATCCTGTTGATAAACGGCTCATTGCTGCATTACCATTTGTATTTTGAATAAATATATCTTCAATTAAGTTCTCAGTTAGATCATAAAAAATGTGATAACATTGTACGGTTAATTCACCCATGCTTGGTTTAGGAGTTACTACACGAAATAATTGGTCACCATCTGGTGTAGGAACTTTAATAATGCTCATACCATCAATTTCTATTCCATGTGGAGCAAATAATGGGTAACTAAATGTAAGTGCAAATAAACCATTGAGTTCTTCTACAACGGTTGCACCATAAATATGCTTATCTAATATGCCAATCCCATTATGAGTGAAATCAGTCTCATCTGGTTTATATAGTGTAATGTGACTCATTTATATCTCCACCTTGGTTCGACTATGATTTTAGTAACTGATTCAGACCATGAAATTGTATTTATTCCAGGTTTAAAAAGCGGAAATTCTCCTATCATTTTAGAATTCATTGATGTTGTACCAACATATGCTTCTAGCAGCTCTGAATCGATGGTAACGGAATAAGCCACTCCTTTTATTCGGAACGATATATCATTAATAGTAACCGTTATATCACCACTACCATAAATCACCAATTCCGGCTCTGATTCTACTGTTCCAGGATTCAAAATGCTTTCTGGTTTTGTTAATACAATTGGTGCTGTATCAACGTATTCAAAAGGATCAAGTGTAAATTCTACTTCGAATTCCCCATATTCTTCAATCTCATTTGCAATATCACCAATTTCAACAGATTTAATTTTCCGATATACTTCGTCATCAGTGAAATATAGTATTTTACCATCCATGAACCATGCTTTGATACGGCGTATTAAAGGCTTTATATTTTCTTCTTCAAGTAAATTAAACTTAATTTTTAAAGGGACGTCCTCGAACGCCCCTTTCTTCGTTAGTGATCCATGTCTTCCTGACACTTCTATATGTTCAACCTTTTGTTTTGCTGTTGGAATAACGGGGCGGTCTACCATACATATTCGATAATCACTCGCTAATTCCGTATCAATCCCTATGTCTAGCAAATCAATTCCTCCCTATTCCGACATTTAAGTTACGTCCTTTTTGCGCAAACCAATCATCAGCTTTTTCAAACATACGGTCTATATCACGGTCATTTCGTACAGTGTTATAAAAGTTTACTTCTACTGGTTGTTGATTAACCATTCCACCACCTGCAGCCGCTCCAACCATATTAGGAACACCATTTAAAAGCGCTTCCCCTAGTGCACTAGGTACATCGTAAGCCACAATTTGAGCTAATTGAGAAGCTGCATTTTGTATCATGTCTGTTACATTTTTAGTTAGTAATCCCAACTGACCGCCAATTCCACCCATTCTTTCAGAAGAACTTAATGGTGTTACAGATACCTTATTCCCTTTTTTACTGAATAACTCGGGACCAGCTTCTCCAGCAATGAATTGCCCATCTCCTAAAACATGTCCACCCTTTGCGAGCATCGGTACATGTGGGATTTTAGGTGCATCAACACCAGGTATTTCATTTAATAGATCAGCAGGTGTATTAAAACCATCAATGAATTTATTAATCATACGAATGATACCGTTAATCGCTGTTTTAGTACCGCTTTTAATACCATTCCAAGCACCTAGTACAGCGGATTTCATTCCATCAAATGCGTTTCCAACAGAATTTGTAACCCAACGAACAGGTGTCATAATCGCTTCTTTTAATCCATTCCATACAGATGATGCTGTAGATTTAATACTTTCCCAAATACTTGAAAGTGTGGATTTAATACCATTCCATATATTACTGCTTGTGCTACTGATCATGTTCCAAACAGAAGTAATCGCTTCTTTTATGTTGTTAAAAACAGATTTTGCTGTTGAAACAATGGAATTCCACAGACCGATTAAAAAGTTTTTAACCGCATTCCAAATTGATGATGTTGTAGAACTGATGGTATTCCAGGTATTAATGATCCAATTCTTAATCGCTTCAAATATTGGCATTACAAATGCGACAAGTGAATTCCAACAAGATTGTAAGAAATTCTTAATCATATTCCAAACCATAGAAGTAGTGGAACTGATGGTATTCCAGGTATTAATAATCCAATTCTTAATCGCTTCAAATACTGTTGTAGCAATTGAAACAATAGTATTCCAACAAGATTGTAAGAAAGCACTAATTATATTCCAAACCATAGAAGTAGTGGAACTGATGGTATCCCAAACACTAATAATCCAATTTTTAATCGTTTCAAAAACTGTCGTTACAATTGAAACTAGGGTATTCCAGCAAGTTTGCAAGAAAGTAGTAATCATATTCCAAACCATAGAAGTAGTAGAACTGATAGTATCCCAAACGCTAATAATCCAATTTTTAATCGCTTCAAAGATTGGTGTAGCGAAATATAAAATTGCTGTCCAAATTGCTTGTAGGTATTGCGTAATAAAATTCCATACTGTTTGGATAACTGTAGAAATCCCATTCCAAATCATTGAAAAGAAATCAGCTATACCTTGTAAAATAGGCGTTAAAAAAGCAACTATCCCATTCCAAACACCTTGGAAGAATTCTGAAATACCTGTCCAGGTTTCTGAAAAGAATGTTGCTATTCTTTGTAATACCTCTGTTAAATACTCAACTAACCCATTCCAAACTTCTATACAGAAATCAAAGATCGACTTCCAAATACCGATATACGCATTTATTATTTTAGAACCCCAAGTAACTACAAAGTTAACTAACCCATCCCATATACCAGTGAGAAATTCAACTACGGCATTCCAAGCCGATGCAGTCCCTTCGCTCATACTATTCCATGTATCAGATAGCCATTGAACCAATCCATCCCATATACCAGTGAGAAATTCAACTACAGAATTCCAAACGGATATAGTCCCTTCACTCATGCTATCCCATGTGTCAGACAGCCATTGAACTAGACCATCCCAAAGCCCGACTAAATATTCTTGAATAGAATTCCAAGCATTAGTAGTCCATTTTTGGATATCGTCCCAGTTTTTAACGATTGCAACGACTAATCCTATAACAGCCGCAATGATAAGAGGAATAGCAACAATCCATCCTAACATTGCAGCTGATATGCTTGTTATGGTAACCACTATTGGCGCTAATGCCATAAACGCACCAGCAATTATGCCAATAGCAATTGCAACTGCAGCTAGTGTTGCCGCTAATTCTGGATTGTTAGAAACCCAATCAGCAAATTTTGCTATAAGATCAGCTACAATCTTTAATACAGGCTCAAGAGCAACCTTTAAATCATTCATTGCTTTTTGCATTTTAACAGCTGGAGATGCATCTAATTTGGAAGTGGTGTTATGTAAATCATCGACACCTTTTTTTAAATCAACTTGTTTACCTTCTGCTTTTAGAATGGTATCAATGATTTTCTTTCCTTGGTCTTCCCAGAGAGTCCCGAACATCTTCGTGCCTAGTGCATTTCTGTCTGTTGCATTCTCAACGCCAGCTAAAGCTTTGGTTGCTTCAAGCATTGCTTTTTGTCCGCCATCGCCACCTTTAGCAATAGCTTGGCCCCATTTTTCAAACTGATCTGCTGAAATCTTTGTTTTATCTAAAACCGCTTGCATAGATTTATCTACACCTGCGCCAAATTCAGCCATTTTAATACGACCTTCTTTGACACCGTCTAATAGGTTATCGATATTCCAACTTTTCGTATCGACTCCAGCAGACAAGATTCCTTGGACTTCTTTAGCTGAAAAACCTGCTTGAACCATCTGGTCCCCGTATTCGGCAATGATATCTAATTGCTCAGGTGGAAATCCAGTTTTCAGTAAGGTACTAACTAAACCTAAAGCTTCCTCATTTGTAATGCCAAGCGTTGCCCCGATTTCATTTGCTTCCTGTATCAATTCATTAAAATCTATACCAGCATATGTTGAAGCAATAGTTGCGGCACCTTTTACGATTGCAGCATTAGCCTCATCGGACGCATCTTTATTTAGAGCCCACTGTCTTCTAGTTCCTTCTAAAGCTTCCTCAATCTCTACACCATAAGTAGTAACATTTCTTACAGCTTCTTCAACTGACCTTTTAGATGATTCAGGAACTTCGAATGACACATCAATTTTAGTTTTTAATTTCGATGTGTCGAGCGCTTGTTCAATTACTGTAGATATACTACCACCAGCAACTGCGGCACCTATTACATTTTCTAAATCAATATCTAGCTCTTTGAACTTTTTTTCTGTTCTTTCTGCTTCTTGCTGTAAATCTCTTAAATCATTTCGTACTTGTTGTATTGAGTTCCCAGCATCAACAGAGCGCAGGGCACGTTGTAGTTTTTCAATGTCTGTTTCTGCCCCTAAAGCTTCGCGTCCGATACGTTTAATAGCCTCATCTAATTGAGAAGAAGAGGCTGTGCCTTGCTTAATTGCTGATGTTAAATGTCCGCCCAATGCATTTGCAAAATGATCTACACTAGTCCCAGTTGCTTCAAAAAGAGTTTCTAATTGTTTTGTTGCATTTGCTACTTTTTTTGTTTCTATCTCGTGCGCTTTCAGACTTTGATTCGTAGTTTCAATTTGATTTTTTAGTTGTTGTTCTGCTGTACTTAATTGTAATAATTTCGTTTCTAATTTATTAACTTCAGCAGAATTTTCACCATACTGTGATTTAGCGGCCGCTAACTGTTGGGCGCAGTTCTTTGTTTGCTGTGAGGCATTTTGTTGTACTTGACTTAGGTACTGCAGCTTTGCACCCAACTTTTCGGATTCTGTAGCGTTGTTACCTAAGGATGCACGTTGCAAATCGTATTCCGCACGTAATTTTGCTGATTTATTTACAAGTTCGGTTTCTTCTGTGCCTAATTTATTTAAAGCTTGTGCAGTACTGCTATTTTGTTGCGCTAATCTTTGTAAGGCGGTTTCAGTCTCTTTGATCTGATTCGAAAATTTTTGTTCGGCAATTTGTGCATTCCCGAGCTGGCGAGATAACTTTTCGACTTCAGTAGAATTTTCACCATACATTGCCTTAGCCTTACTTAATTGCTGTTCTGTAGCGGCAACCTTTTGCGCAGCTAATTGTTGTTGCTGTTGTAAATGTCCTAGCTTTGCATTCAATTTTTCGGTTTCTGTACCACTCGATTTAAGTTGTTCTTGTTGCAATGTAAATTCTTGGCGTAACTTAGAACTTTCATTCTTCATTTCGTCCATTGCTTTATTAAATTCTTGATTAAAAACTTTAAACGTTATTTTTGATTCTGGTCCATTTGCCATATTCTCACCTGCCTTTTTTTAACGTGGATTAGCTTTCCAACCATCAAAGGCAAGCTTCCCTTCTGCTATCCGCTCCACCGATGCGACGGGAAAATGCCAAAAAACTTCTGGATCAATCCCATAAATTAAAACGTAGAGAACATATTTGTCCTCTACGCATTCAATGTTTATTTTCGGTGGCTTTATCTCTTTTTTCTGTCATTCTTTGTACTATTCGCTAACCCTTTAGCAAACTTATTTGGCTGTCCCGTTGTTACATTTGAAATTAAATTAGAATACAGTTTCATCGTTTCTTCAAAAGAGTAATGGAATCTTTCAATGAATTGTTCAAAATCATAAGGAAATTGTTTATTTGCCCCTAAGCAGCCTAAATAAATGATTTTTTGTATTTCAATTTCATTGAAGCTTTGTAATGCATCACTATCGAGTTCGTTTGGATTCGCATTTGCTAAATCCTTCATTTTAAATAAACTTTGCATAAGTGACTGCTCGATTAATCCTAAACTCTGCCCCTTTTGCATTGCGTGGTTTGTAATAAAGCAAGGAACTGTTTGATGATTCTTTTCTACTGCCTTAAACTGCCCGTCTACATTTACAACATCTACTTCTTTTAATTTTACGACTTCGACTCTCATAGGTTACTTGTCCCCTTTTATTTTGATAGAGTTGCTGTTGTTATTTTTACAGTTTCACAAGATCAGGCGTAAATTGTGTATGCCATTTTTCTTTTACCTGCACATCGTCCACTTCATCCGCTAATGCTTCGTAATAAAATTCCCCGTTACTATCTTTAAGGGCTGTAAACTCTAATTCTGTTTCTGCTACTTCATCCGAACCGTTTTCCACTTTAAATTTAAATACAGTTGTAGATGCACAATTAGAGAAGGCAACGAATTTTTTTAAATCCTCAAATTCATCAACTACGTCAGCAGTTAAAACAAATGACTCTCCCTTTGATGTTGTACCGTATGACCATACACCAGCTTTTAACCCATCTGTTTTAATTCCGAAAAGCTTTCTAAGTACATCTACACGTAAATGACCAGAAAGAGTCATATTCATTTTAGTAGGCTTGGAAATCTTTTTAACTTCTACACCTTCACATTTCTTTACTTTCTCGAGCATTTCTGTTTCGCCTTCGATTGTCCCAACGCAACCAAACTTTGTTCCTGTTTGCTGAATTCCACCTTTAATAAATTGGATACCTACGTTTGTAAATGACATGGAATCGAATTCTTCAATAATTGTCGTCATTATAATTAACCTCCCAGTGTTTGATTGATAACTTTATCTAATTCTGTATTTAAGCGTTCTGATATCTTTGGAGTAGCGGTTTGTAAACCACGCTCTAATATCTTTTTCGGTGCGTTTTTCTTTGAATTTCCTATCCCTAAATCTGGATACTTTAAGTAATTAAATCTAGGTGTTGGACGAATTATAAAACCAAGATTTAATTTGCTATTCGTTAAAGCTTTTTGATCTTTAGCATGTCGTTTATTTCTCACGCGCCCTTTCCATGTAGAAACAGGGATTTTAGGCTGAATGGATTCGACTGCAAGATTCACATCATCACTATGCAAAACTCTATTAAGTGCTTGCTCTGACTTCCCTGGTATTTGTTTGAGCTTGTTTTCTAAGGCTTCAATATCGCCAAACTCTACACTCCATGAATTAGCAGCCATATTTAACAAGTCTAGTTACATTAATTTCAATTTCATCAATGTATTCATCCATTTCACCTTTTTGAATAGATGTTTTATCAGAGTGTTGAAAAGAATGTCCTGTAGCTTCAAGTGTTGCAATAATATCTAGCATTCTTTCATCTAAATCATCACGATTTTCAGAGTAATAACGAATTAAAACGTTTTGGCGAAGTGTCATTTTACTTTCTGTTTTTTTAAAACCACCTGTCTCAAATATGAAGTAATGATAGTCTTCTTCTTCATCTTCACTTACTTGATCCTGGTAAACTTCTACATCGAATGCTTCATTTAATTTATTTATTAATAAGCCATTCATTTTCTGAAGTCGCTTTTTTGATTGTTCGTTATTCAACAATATGTCCACCTACTTCCTGTAAATAGAAATATAAATATTGCTTGTCCGAATCAACTTTTATGACATCGTATTCTAATTTATCTATAACTACTTTTAATTTATTTTTATTAATGGAACGAAAAGAAGGAGGGAACAAAGTTTTTACTTTTTTATCTAACTTCGCATTTAATAATCCGCAAGATTGATAGTCACTATCCCGTGCCGACAATTCTCTAAACGCTAGTTTTCCTTCTTCAGAAAAAACACCTTTGATTCGCTTTGCATTCTCGCTACGCTTTGTTTCTGTCCGTCCGTATCTTAAAAAACCATCATTAAACGTTTCATTGTATGACTTCATCTTTTGCCCTCTCTTTTAAGGCGGAATCTATAATTAAACGCTGTAATTCCCCTCGAAAATTCTTTTCAAAATCCTCCAGAGCATTGTTATACTCATACCTGCATCGTTCAATAAGTAATTGCTTAACCTGGTCTTCTTCTTCAAAAGAAAAAGACGTACCACAAAGATTTTGTAAATACGCCTTTCCACGTTCAATTGTTTTTATTAATTGTGCATCTTCATCATTCCAAGTGATCCGCAAACGACTTTTTACATCTTCAAGTAATGTTTCATTTAACGTTTGGTCCATTTTAATCACCACTTGTTATTGATTCTTCTATAATTTTACGAATATCCTCTTTTAATGTTGCAGAGGAAATATCTATATTATGTTGATTTGCATAAGCAATTAATTCTGGTTTTAACATACTATTAAAATCAATTCCCTCCACTCTTAATGTAGAGGATTTATTAGGGTGTAGGCGTTTCACTACCGCCAGCTTTTAAAGCACTAATATCAAACAATAAGAATGAATCGTTATCTTTTGGACGACCATTTGCGTATTGTTTAGATAGGTATACAGTTTCATCCTCTAGGAAACGATATTCTTTTGAACTTTCCATCTTTTGAGTTGAACCAATACCCATAAAATAATCGCTTGCGATGCCCGCAACCATTTTACCTTTTGGAACAGCTAACGATTGAACAACTGTCGCTGGAATTGGAAGCACCCCTGATACATATGCGCCATTTTGTGTTAAAAACGTAGTAGCCGGGAAGATTTTTTCCCAATAGTCCAGTGGATTTACAATCATAAGGACATTACTAACTGCACGACGTCCACCATTAGTAAGTGGAGCCATTACTTCTTTACCTAATGATGTTGGCGTTAGATCAGTAAGCGGAATAGCTGTCTTATCACTATATACCCCAGCAGTAACTGCTGCTTTTAAATCCTTCATCATTCCAATCGGTTGATCTTTCCCTGTACCTTTAACGATAGCTTCTTCTAATGCAATCGCCATCGATTCAGCTAAAATCTCACGAACATAACGGTCTAACCAGATTGGACCCAAATCTAACATAGCGTTACAAATTGGAACATAGGCACTTAATTTATATAAATTTGTTGTAATAACTTCAAATCCATCATCTAATAATTCTTTAATTTCTTCACAAAGTTTTCCCCACCAAGCTGATTGTACATATCCTTTTTTCACTACCCATTGCGTTACACCAGTAGTGTTTACAAATTGAATATGATTCAATAATGCATGGTTTACACGTAAATATTCGAATACACGCTCAAATACAGTTGCTGGCACTAATGTTTCTGTACCTGCAAATCCTTTATTTGCGATGACTTCGTTATAATAGGATTGCTCATCCTTTGTTAAAACTTGAAGACCACGACTTGTCATCACATGTTGATCTGATAAATCTTCGTTTACAGCTTGTCTCGCTTCATTGATGATATTTTGTTGAATAGAGTTTGCAAATTCAACCATAGCAGCCGCTGCTTGCTCCTCATCGCCACTATTCATTGCATTTAATAACTTCTCTTTCATTTCAATTTGTTTTTGAGCTTCACGATCTAAATTTTTAATTGTCATTTTCAAAATCCTCCTATTTTATGCAAAATAAAAAACACTATCATTTTGTAGTGTTTAACGCTGTTAATAATGTGAATAATGCATTTTTGTTATTATGAGTGGTTTCTTTTGGATCATCTTGTACTTGAACTGATGCTTTATATTTGTTTAATATCTTTGCCTTTGCAGGTTCTAGTACTTCATCCTCTTCGTCTTCCTCTGGAATTACTATTTCATCTGAAATTTCATCACAGAAACCAAACGTTTGACACTCTTCAGCAGTTAACCAAGTTTCTTCTGCTAAAAGTGTTTCTAGTTCACTTTTTTCTCCTACAAAACGGGATGTATAACTTTCCGTTACTGCAGTATCAATTTTATCAAGACGATCTGCAACCTTACGTAACCCTTCTGCATTACCAGCCGCATATGTCCATGCTTTATGAATCATCATCATTGTATTTTTAGGCATAACAATTTTATCTGCTGCCATTGCAATAACAGATGCCCCACTTGCCGCCAAACCATCAATGTGTATAACAATATTGGCAGAATGATTTTTTAATAAATTAGAGATAGCGATGGATTCAAATACATCACCACCACCACTATTGATGTGAACATTAATTGTTTTCGCTGTAATATTTTTTAATTGCTCTCGTACTTTACTACTTGAGATACCGTCATACCAAGAATATGCTGAAATACTTCCATACATATAAAGGTCTGCTTCTTCAGTGTTTGCACTATTAAGTACTTCAAATCTATTTTTAATTTTTGGTATTTCCATTACCGTCATTATTCTCACCTCCCTTTAATGATTCAGCATTTTCGACTGATTCATAGTTCTTAGTAACATAACGCATATCTGCCCATTCCTCATCTATAGGTTCACGTCCTAACATTCGTAAAATGTCATTAATTGAATTTACACCAATTCGGAAGAACACATCACAAGCATTTGCTAGTTCTGTAATGTCTACATGCTTAATTCGACTTGTATCAACTTTTAAATACGTTCGCCCTAAGTACTCTTCTTTTGTATAAAACTTCCGATTGATTTCATCTGTAATTAATTCTATAAGTGGATTGATACAAAACATCAGGAAATTGTCAGTTTGTTTGGATACGTCCACTACATCACCTTTTAACATTCCTTTTGGTACATGAAAAGCCATAGAAACAAAATCAATGATGTCATCCACCAGTGATTTAATATCTCGACTATCTAACTTATTTCCTTTTGAAGTATTGCTGAAATTATCTAATTCGTATCCATCTTGTAATTGGAAGACAGCACCTGCATTGTCCGCTTCAAAAAATGTTTTGAACTGCTCATTAAACATTGCATCGATTTGTTCTTGCATCTCATCAGTTTGTGCTCTTAAAAATTCACCTTTTACTACGACTCGCATTGCATTGGAACGCTTATAAATATTCGTTGCAGAAGTAATCAATTTCCCCCAGCTTCCATATAAACCATCTATTACATTCATGATATTTTCATCATTTAATTTACAATAAAAAACTTCACTCTCTTTAAATACCTTCTGGGTAAAAGTGAAGTCATTTATTGTAACGTTTGTATACCAATTTTCTCTTAATGCAAATTCTTCTTTATTGAAGCTATCAGCTACATAGAGTTGATTGTTATGCATAATAACTAAACATTCGTTATCGTAAATCAAATGTGAAACTAAGCTATGCATAAATTGAGAAGCATTTTGATTTTGATTTGGTTGTACATTAAATAAATAATGGTTTTCATTTCGGACTTCTTTTCCTTTTTCAAAGGTTTGAAATTCACAACGAACAAGTGTATTCGCAATTAAATCTACACAAGTACTTACAGCCAATTTTTTAAAATAGAAATCAATAGAAGACTCATATAAATAACTTTTTAGTGCTTCCCTGTTTCTCTTTCCAAACCAACCACCTATCCAATCTATTAATCCCATTTCTTCACCCACCTTTCTAATAAGTCCTTACTTTGAATGTCCCTGGAGTGAGTTGTTTATATTCATTTAATTCCGAATCAAAATTCAAGGCATGCAAAAAAGCGAAAAAACCATCTGTTTTTCGCTTCTCTTTCTCTATCTTTTTATATTCAATATTTCCATTCATTTTTTCTTCTTTGTATACATTACCAACATACCAACGCATAAGAGGGTCGTCTCCAAAAACAATTGCTTGTTTAATAAACATTTCCTCCACAAGTGGGGCTAGCATACTATGTGTTGCTGGTCCACGACGTACAATTTCAACCTCAAATCCCGCTTCTGTTAATGCTTCTTTTAAAATTGTAGAACGATACAAGTCCATACTAATTTTCTTGATGCGATATGTTTTGTTCATCATAACAAACCAATTCAGCACATGTTCCGAACTTATTGACTTATCATATATAACAGTTAACAAGCCTTTTTCAATAGCTAGTTTAATTATATCTTGATTAATATCTTGTAATTTTGGAGCTGTATGATGCATGAAGGTATGTTGCACCCAATAACGTTTCCCATTTGCTTTAAATAGAAGTCCTACTGAACAAAAATCTCTAATTTGTGCAAAGTCTACTGCGCCTATACATTCCATACCTTGTAGATTTTTTGGTAATGCTTGCTCAGTCGCTAAACGATCTTCATATGTCGCAACCTCTTTCAATACATCTTCCATTGGGAGATTCATACGCTTAGTCATGAACTCTATACGAAAAGAACTATTATGTTGCATATCATGATATTCTTGTTTCATCTCATCTTGAAGATTTTCATTATAAGGGTATGATGGATTTGCTTTCTCCCACATTTCCTCATTGTCTACTTCTGATTCATGGTCCAATTTACAAATAAAAGGGAATAGAGTTGATTGAGGAAGATCTTTATTTAGCACCATTTGAGCTTCTTCTTTCAAGTCGTCTAATACACCGCCACGTACACGTCCATCTGTTGTAATGTAAAACGTACGTGGATCTTTTTTCTTACCTAATCCCGATGTAAAAACCTTCACACTATCGTAATTCTCGTATTCGTGGATTTCATCAAAGATAACAACTCCACTACGCTTACCATCTTTTGTTCGAGCGTTCGAAGTATTATATTCTAACTTTGATTTTGTTTTACGATGTTGAATTAGCATCTTAGATTTATAGAATATCTTTTTCATTTTCTTTGAGAACTTAGGATCATCCAAAACATTGTATACATCTTCAAAGGATGTTTTCGCTTGTTTTTCTGATGTTGCGACAATATCTATGTCATAACTCCTTATGCCATGATGCCCTGTCATCATATGAAAACAGTTATAAGCAATATAACCGTTCTTTCCCGCACCACGCCCTAGTAACATAAAAAATCTATTGAACATTAACTTACCATTTTCATATTTAACACCATAAATAAATGCATTACAAAATCTTTGCCACGCAAATAATTCGAATGGAAAATATTTCTCTGGAACACTCACAGAGTTTTCAATCGCTTCTGCATCAATGACGACTCCAGGCTGATCTAGCTTCCAACGTAAAAATCCCATCAGTTTCTTTTGCTCTTTACAAGCTTGAATTTCCCCTTCTTCAACCATCCTCATGTAATCATCGATGTAAGGGTGATAGTTATACATCTTCTTCGCCTTCATCCCTGTTTAAGCTTTCCAGTCCCATCTTCTTCAGAAGTTCTGTCATACTTTTAATTGTTTCACGATATTCTTTCCCCGCAGGGTTTGGTTTAGTTCCTTTCTGACCACCACCATTGTCCCATGAAATCATTCTTTCTTTTTTCCATTCTCTTTCTAAATCTTTTGCTGCATCCCACATAGCCATGTACTTATCAACTAGGTCAATGTATACTGCGTTATCCATCTCTGCGACTTCCAATTGTTGTAATAAATCTTCTTTAATTTGCATCCTTTTAGATAGTTTCCGCAATCATACCCCCCCTTTACATTAAAAAATCAAAAAATGTTTTAACCGCTCTCCCCCTCCCGTTGAAAGCTCCCCCGAAGGAAAGTCGATTTTATTTTAAGGGGGGTATCTATTTAATTTGTATATATTGTTCTACAAAAGAAATAATATAATTTATTTCTTCTTCTGTAATTGGTAAGAACATTTGAACTCTATCTATATCTAAAAGTTGTTTTACTTTATCAATCGTTAAGTTGTTACATCTATTACGATTAATAATGTCCCTGATTTGTGTGTACCTATAATAAATAAAACGAGCGCCCGCATTAAAGGTGTCTCGCTCTACGCTTGTTCTATTCTCTGGTTCCAACATCACTACTCTTTCAAGGTGCTCAGTATCGTACTCACGACCGTTATCGTTTATAATCATGTTTTACCATCTCTCTTCATTAACGAACACTGGCAGCTTGTCCTGTGCCTTTAAACGGTCATGTACTTCGTTATGACATGTATTACATAGAGACATGAGGTTATCGAATGTTAAAGCAAGCTCTGGATATTCTTTCACTTCCTTGATGTGATGAACACAATCAGCCTTACGATACTTCCCTTTATCTCTACACATACAACATTCAAAGTTATCTCTCTTTAAAGCCTTGAGCCTTAGCTCACGCCATTCTCTAGACTTATAGAACTTCATAAGCTTGTCATCTCTTATTAATTGAATAAGTTCATGCGTCTCCATCCTTCATCCTCCTTCAAAATAAAAAGCATCCACTATGTAAACACTTCATGTTATTATGGTTAAGCTATATTAAGATATGCAGGTGAAACCAACGGAAAATAAAGAACCTAAACAAGAATACGATCTAAGCAAAATATACACATACAAAGAGTTACCTGATAAAATCAGCGGTCGCTGTGATAATTGCGGCAATACCGCATTCAAAAGTTCTGTTAAAGATTTCATCTTCTTAAGAGAATGCCGTCAATGTGGCATGAAGAAAATCATATAGCCCCATATAGGGCTTTTTTCTTTGCACAATAAAAAGCACCCGATTATGGATGCTATATCATTAATTATTATTTTGTAATTCAAATACGGTACATGAAGTTTTAATCTTCTTCCAGTCACCTAATGTTGTTGTATTTACCTGCACAGCAAACAGTATTAAGTAACTGGAAGAAGAACAAAAGTCCTTCCCCGTTTATACAACAGATTTTGACTTTGGAATTGAAAGCAAGAAACAACATTTCATTCAATCCTCAACCATCACCCATAGCCTAACGATCCATTTGAATTATAAAGGAACGCGAGAAATGTTTTCCGCCACTTCTCACAATACAAATATAACATGCCAAAAACCAAAACGTGTCCGTAAATAGTTCGCGATAATTTCACAGTATTAAATTATTTTTATCCTCATCTTCAATGTAATCAAGTTTAAGTCGATGTATATATTCCCCTACATACATTTCCTTCCTATTTTCTTCTTCAATATGAATAGCAAATGATAAATATATTAGTGCAGCCCTAGCTAACTTAAGTAATTTTAAAGTTCTTTCGTGTAATTCGTCTTCATTCATACTTTCTGTTAATGAATTATCACCATGTAAATTAGTATGGAATGGATAATGAACTGCAAAAAATTTATGTTCTAAGTGATTTCTAATCTCATCTAATTTCTGCGCATCGGGTTCTATTACATTTCTATAGTCAATATCCCCCTTATAAAATAAATCCTTAGACAACCAATATAAACCTTTTAACGCACCATTTTTTTGGAACTTAATATTATCCCGGATTTTCAATTTATTACCTCGTAAATTTTCATACCATATCGATTTAAAAGATACCGATCTCTTAGGCATACCGATTTTGTAATATTCATTTAAAAAATAAGCAATCTTATCAAATATTGAATATGTCGATTTAAATGCAATTTTCAACTTTTGGACCGCCAATCCGTACATTTGATTATCTAATGTGTCGTACATTCCAACTTGACTATCGGAAAAATGTGTATCACACTTCAAAGAGTCATATAAAAACCACCTTGCCGATACATATTCTTGTTTTAACTGATTAAAATAAGAATGAAATACTAAACGTTGATCCCTAGTTACTACCATATTCGGAAGCCCCAAATTATCTTGATCTGCTATACCACTCTGCACTACATCATTAAATGGATCTAAAAACAATTTATTCTTCAAACACCATAATCTATATTCCTTTTCCTCATTATCATAATCATTCATTTCATAATGCTCTCTATTATTTAAGAACTCCTCTGAATAATTCTCTTGAATATAATCCTTGTACTCTTTAAAAATTGCGTAAGCAGATTCGCTATGTAAATATGCTTTTTGTTCTACAGCATACTGTAGTCTATAAAATGCCTCTCTGTCTAAAAAATGCTTTTCTTCAAGATTATAATAGTATTTAGAATATGTCGTTATTCCAAGCCCCATATTCCCAATTGCCATTGGAAAAGGTCTCCCTAAGATTTTTTCTGTGTTATCCCACATATCTATAGCTTCGACAAATCGTCCTACATGACTGATTTCATTCGCTAGATTTGTAAGTATCATAACTTTGAATTCCGTTTCAACCTCTTCAAGATTTTCACTAAGCGCCAAAGATTTTCTTAGACAATAAATAGATTGTTCATGAAGTTCCTCAAGTGCTCCGATTTCGATTAACACTTGACCATCCTCATTATATTTAGCTTCTTTTAAAACATTTAAGTGGTTAGCTTTTGCATAATAAAGGTTACATAATATATAAGAATCATCCTTGTATGTATCCAGAAGTCTTTCTAATTCTACTAAAAATTCATTAACCTCTGCCTCATCAGCTCTTTCCATACGTGCATCTGCTTGTTCCATAAATTTTTGAACATCCATAGCTCTTCCCCCCAAAAAAACTCTTATTTTATTTTAATAAATTTTCAGCATTTTTATCTCTATTTCACTATTAATTATAATAAATCATCTAAAATGAATTAGCTATAAACTAGATTGTGTTGAATTAGACCATCTCGTTTCCCCTTAGAGCTATCAAGCTTTTCCATACTTCTTATAAATGAATTTGACACTTTTCTTTTGTAGCTAATTCAAAAATGGCTAAAAAAAAGAACTGTTTAGATTTTGAATTTCTTTTGATAATCATTTAATGTATCTTGTTCAATCCCTATATATCTTAATGTTTCTTTTTGATCTGTATGATTTAACATTCTTTGCAAAACAACTACATCTTTAAATTGTTTGTAGTGATGGTATCCATATGTCTTCCTTAGTGAATGAGTCCCAATTCGTTCTAGTCCGAATTTTAGGGCCGCTTGATTCAAAATTACATATGCCATCGATCTAGTAATAGGTTTATTCTTACCATTTCTACTTTTAATAAGAAACTCGTTCTTAGGTTTCCCCTTCGCATATTCCCTCAATGCTTTCTTTAAATCAGAAGGCATCTTTACCTCTTTAACCTTTTTGGTTTTCTTTTCACGAATAAATATACTCCATCCTTCTACATCACGTACTCGTAAACGTAAGATATCCGAAATACGTAATCCTGTATTAATCCCAAGAAGGAACAGAATGTAATTGCGCTCATTCTGTTCCTTAAAATATTCTTTGAGCTCCTGAATCATTTCTTTATCTCTTATTGGTTGAACGAGATTCATACGCTTGGCACCTCTTTTTGTCTACGCGTTTTTTGATATACCTCTTTTTTTAGATTGAATGCTAGACGTAGTATAGCTCGTCCTTTTAACTTATAATACTTTGTTTTACCTATACCTAAATCCATCCAAATGTCTGGATCATATCCAACTTCATCTTCCATATAAAATTTCACTATGACTTCACGTTCATCATCTCTCAAACGATTCACAGCATCATAAAGCCAATCCATGAACTCTTTTCTTTCTTGCTCATACTCTATTCTTTCGATAGCAATATTCTCTGTTGAACTATTAAATCCATTTGTAACTGATGGAGGAACAATTGAATATGACGGCGTCACTTTTGGCAACATATCACATGGCATTGTTGCTAAATATCTACGATAATCTTCGAATACTTTTTCAACCTCTTGTTTTGTTCTTTTCCCATCTACAATTGGCATTTTAAATGATAATTGTTTATTCATATTAAATTCCTCCATTTTTATTATTTTTGTCTTAATGCACCACGTCTACGTTCATAACGTGGTCCATAAACCCCCATTAAATTTTCAATGTCACGAGTGGTTAGCTTCTCTTCTTTCTTTTTCTTATGTTTCTTTTTTGCTTGCTTAGATTGCTTTTTCCATTCACGTATTTGATCTTTTAAGTTCTTCATTCTCCACATCCCCTTTCAAAAATAAAGAGGACACCATTTCTTAAAACAGCTTGATTGCTGCTCTAAAAATTGGTGTCCTCTAGTTTTCTAGCCGGACTATATTCAGTTTCTTTTCACTTTAAAATACCAGCTTGTACAAATATGTTTCTCCAAGCTCTTTTAACTCTATATTTTTCAAAGGATTTCGCACGTCGAGCAATAGCTTTTCTGGTTTTCTTTTTCTTTAATTTAGACATTTCTCTTAACCTCTCTTTCTATTCAAAGGATTATTTTATTAAGAATTAATTATTTCTTTAATTCTATTAAGCTTGTCTAAGTTGTTATCTTGTAATGTTTCTCGATCAATACTGATGCTTGCTCGTCTACGTGTATTCATCGTTTCGATATAACAAGAATGTTTATCTTCCTTATCCTTAGCAACCATTTGAATCCCTTCAAAAGACGCATCACATACATACTTGGTATCTTCGAACAATTCTTTCCACATTTCCTTTAGATACAGTTTCATGTAATACTCTATATCCTCACCGCACGAAACGCTTAACTCCACTTCAAACTGATCGTCCATTGTTGCCACAAGAAAAATCATATAAGCTCTTATTTCAGTTAATTTACCTATGTTTTCTCTCATTTCCCTCTACCTTCCTGAATAAAACTCAATATTCCGTCCATACTATAGATAACCCATCTTTAATGTGCTGTAACCAGTTAGATCTTCTTCAAGAATGAGCAGTTAGCTTTTGTTAACTGCTCTTTTATCGTTTTGGATGGCCACACGCTTCTGTATAATCCCAATACCCTTTACATTCAGTTGAGTTAGATGTCATTTTGAAGTCTGCTAAGCTTTCTGATACGCATTCCTTTGAATTAGAACGATTAGGAAAATACATATTCCAATAACACTCTGTGCAGCTACACGTTAATTCTTGATCACCCTGCACTTGAGCCACTTTTGTAAATAACGCTTCAAATTCATCACCCATATCAATTCCTCCTTGAATAAATCCCCAAATTTCGTTCATACTATAAATGGGCTGATACAGCTTGAATTCACAGTGACCTCTGTAATTTTCTTTTTCCCTTTCTCCGAGGGCTGAGCAGTTAGCTTTTGCTAGCTGCTCTTTAATATTCTGTTGATGCAATGATACAAGGACTTGTAATGTTGTCATTTTTAATTACCCATTCAAATGTCTTGCGGACTACTATTGAATTTCCAAGTGGTCTTCCACATTGGAAATTATCCTTTTCACTTTCTGGTAATTCATCTATGTCTACATACGTAACTTCTTGCAAACTAACCTCCCCAACAAAACCTTCGTTTATATCTTCATCATCAAATCCGCATTCTTTCTTGTAATACGCTTTTGCTTGATCTTCAGTTTCAGCACAAACCCAATCAAAATCATTCATTTTAAAAACCTTCATCATATCCATTCCCCTTTTCTACAAAATGAAATTTTTATTAAAGTACTTATACTTTATTTCTCAACCACAACGTATGGAATCATAATGAAATAAATGGTAATATATAGACATCTCAATTACGTTAGAGCTTGTTTCCCTGCAAGCTCTTTTTTTATTAAAATAGCGTTTTTATAAAAAATTAGTCGTTCCACTTAAAATGGATGTAATGTTCATAGTAGGAGCCTCCTAGAAGGCTCTTCTTTTCTTCTTTCTTAAATTCAACTTTCACACCGTCCATCAATTCTTGTAACTTTTCTATAAAAATTTTCGAAAGCATCATATGCTTATCTGGATTATCATAACGAATTTGATACTTATAACCTGAATATCCCTTTCCAGCACTTTCGATTATTGCCGATTCCATTTCCTCTGCAAATTCCAATACTTTTTCATCGATGGCTTTTCCTTGGATTTCTTTCAAATTACCTAATAAGGACATTTTCATTCTCCTTTTCTCTCAAATAACGATTTTGTTTAGTTTTCTTCCTTAATTTCCTTCGCTAATTTAACCGTTCCAATGTCTTCATAAGGCTGATCACTATAACCTTTATCATGCAGAATCTTAACTACATCTTGCATATCCTTCCAAGCTGCTGTACCTTGTCCAAATTTAATAATCACTGTATTCATTTTTCATTCTCCTTTTTATCAGTAAATTTAAATATAATAATTGAAATATTTAGTAATTTGATATAAAATATTCTAGTCATATTAACTCCAGCATTAAGAGTTCTCGAATTTCAGCCCCTTGACGCGCACCGTTAGGGGGCTGAAATTATTTAAATAAAGATTTTATAAACAAAACCAATACTGGTATTTTTCTTTCTTTCCACATCTTTTACATGTCCACTCTTCTTCAAATTCACAAACCGTATCCTTAGTTACTTTTGAGCTCCATTTATGCCCAATAAAGAAACATTTGATTTTAGGATTCAAAGTTATATTACCTATGGAGGTTTTCATATCTCATTCTCCATTTCTCTCAAATAAGGATTTTGTTTAAATTAAGATTTAACAACATCTGCCCCGTTCAGAAATTCTTTTAGCGATTCTCTGCAATTTGAACACATATCAACTTTGCCAGTCGCAGTTACATCATCGTATTCATCTAATCCGTTCATTCTTCGTTGAATTGATGCTAAATAGCTTTTTACATGTTCACGAAATTTAAATTCAAATGTAACTGTGCATGTTTCTTTAGGATTAATAGCTGCTTTACAACGATCACAACACTTTGCCATCTCTCATTCTCCTTTGTTCATGATTTTGTAACAGATGTATACAAGTTTGTGTGTTACACTAAATTCATTCGAAGAAGTCATTCGTTATTGACCCGAAAATTCTTGATACCCTATCCCCTGCCCTAGCTTCCCTTGCTAGGGCTTTATTATTTTCCATTCAAATAACTATTTTGTTTAATTTTCTAGTGCTACCTTACTTTCTACAAAATAAGTAGGGTTTACATCTGACGCATTGTAATAGGTACCACCTATCCGAACTGCATTTTTATGAGGATTATAATATTCAACAAGCAACAGTGCTTTATCGTTATCCGCTGGTGTTACAACATCACCATTTTTAAATCCATCAATTGCACGTCCATGTTTTTCAAATAATCTACGACGCTTTTCTTGTGCAATTTCTTCTGCATTTGCTTTTCTAATGTATTCTGTTCGCGCAACCCTTAAGAGTTCACCTGGCGCCGCATCGTACTCCATTTCTATCTCATCGATTACTATAAGTTTTCCAATCGTTTTATTTTGATTAACTTCACATGCAACCCAATCTCCAATTTCAAACGGTTCCTCATAATCAATAAACTCTTTTCCAAAGAAATAGGAAATATCTATAATTACATTCTGCCAAGGTAACTTACTTGCTTTAAAACTAAATTCAATCAAATTCATTTCCTTGTTATATCTATAAATAGACTTCCCATCGTCAATTACATTTGTTTTCAGTCGTTCAATTGCTTCAAATCCTGTATATTTTTTCATCTCTCATTCCCCTTTACGAATAATCTTTTTTTGTATTACACATACTACCTCTAAGCCGATCTCTCCCCGGCTTCACTCTTTCAAATCGGAGATTGCTCCTCCGTGTCGCTTAAAAACATGGTGGGTAACTTAGTCAATTACCTGCCATTTTCTATTCAAATAACGCTTTGGTTTAGTTTCCCAATAGCTCTGGGTTAACAAATATATTCCCAATTATTATTCCTGATAAAATACTTTCATCGATTGGCCAATTTTCACCATCACCATTTACACTTGCGCAAATTCCAATCTGGCCATCTCGTTCTTTGCTACCGATTGGCTCTACAACCCATCTATTTTCTGGGGTTTCTATAATATCGCCTTCGTAAATTTTTGTTCCTTTTGAATCATTCTGGCCAATAAATTGAATCATGTTTAACTCCTTTAATTCTCTGCCCCAGTATTCATTAGTTTTGGGATTCTTAATGTGAATAATGCCGCTATCGAAATTAATATTTAAAACATCACACATCACTTTCTTGTACTTGTCATACGCGCGAAACTTAATCATTGCGATCATTCCCCTTTTCTAATAAAATTCAAATTTGGTTTTACTTCACATCAACACGTTTTTGACTAGCTTCCCTGCTAAAACCGTCTGGATACCTTTTCGCTAGTTTAGAAATGTTCATTTCAGCAATATCTTGTAAGGTATATCCCATTTCGTGCGCCATAATCCCTACGTAATACATAATGTCTCCCAGCTCTAAAGCTAGTTTGTGAACATTTCCATTCTCTTCTCCTGGACAATGAGCTGGCTGAAATCCATGCCCATGATAAATTGCTTTTTTGACTAAATCAGCAACCTCGCCAGCTTCCCCTGTAAGCCCTAAAGCTGCATTAGAAACACGGAATCCAAAATCATTTCTCTTATTCCAAGTACGTAAAGTTGCTTCTTGATATTCATCCAGTCCACAAATTTGATTGATATTCATTACAGCTTGTCCTCCCTTTGATTGACTAACTAATTTAGTTGTTGCATATACACCGTTTTCCATTGCTTTCATTTTGATTTCCCCTTCCTATTTAGCAAATCCCAAATCCTATTGGACGATTTTCAATCATATATTTATCAACTTGATCTATAACAAGAAGTGCCACCTCTGATTGGTGTCTCCTTAATGCTTTTGCCATTTCTAATAAACTCATATTTTGTTTCCACATTTCACGAAAACGTATAATGTCCCTTTCATCCCAAATGAAGTTAGCTTCTTCTAAAGCGATGTAAATTTTCAAACGTGATTCCTTCATCGCTTCATGATTTCTTGCTACACTCATAAGCGAACCTACCTTCTAAAAATGATTATTTTATCTTTTCAGTAAACTTAGTATCCACACGATCAACTTTCCCGTTAACCCAAACGGCAACTTGCTCGCCGAATCCACTCACTGGCGGATTAACCGCTATAACATTTCCATCCTTAACTACATAAAGCTTATTGCTAGTAACATCAATTTCTATTTTTTTCATATGTCCATCTCCCTTTTACTACCGCATGTATTCGACTACATCAGGTTTAAAACCACTTCCTAAATAAATCCTTACCGAAATAGCTTCTTTGTTATCCCTTGCTGCCTTACACAATTCTTCAGCTGTATCCCAATTAAAAAACTTATCTAAAGCACGTTGGAATCTCCATATTGCCATTACATATTGCTCAAAGATGTCATAACGATCATCTTGTTTAGTAGTGCGAGGTAATTCATCCGTACCCTTTGCACTCTTTGGAACTTGGACACGTACATCAGCATATGTAACGCGTCCAGTTCCTTTCTTCACATTGGCTTTCATTACATCAAACTCACAAATGGCTGGCTCTACATCGAAAATATTTAATTGCTTAGGCATGTGTCATCACACTCTTTTCAAGAAGGTCCAGTAACTCACTTGCCCCTTTCTTACTCAAAAACATTCGTCCGTCCAGCAATTCTATGTTTGATTCAGAAACTTCACCTGTTACAAAGCATGACTTTTCATGTTTTCTTAAAACGATGTTTTCCCCATCAACATGAAAGTCTAATGCTGTTCCTTCAGCAATTCCCAAAGTTCTGCGTAACTCTACTGGAATTACTACACGCCCTAGATCGTCCACTTTTCTTGCAACACCTGTGTTTTTCACTGTTACTCCCCCTTGTTAGCTTGCTTTTTGTTGTCTTTTCCGTTCTACTTCTTGCTTCATTGATTCAAAGCGTACTAGCCATGCTTCCCAACGCGTTTGATTTTCTTCTTGCTGTTGTTTTGCCACTTCACAATTACAACCGTTCGTTTCAATTACACCTGGATAAGTTTCTTTACGAATAATTCCTGTATCATGGCATAATGCACACATTGTTATTCCCCCTTTTTAAAATTGCGTAATCTATAATTATCCCCATGCATTTCTAACATTTCGGCGTTTTCCATCATCCGACTAAAATCACGTTCTCCATACATTCCTGCTAATTCACCGACCGTAAAATTAGTAGTAAATAAAGTACTTTTACCTATACGGCTATCTACAATTTCGTTTGTCTTCGTTTGCTTCCAAGTGACGCCTTCTTTATCTTTCTCCGTGAATTCCGCTCCAAAGTCATCGATAATCAAGACATCAACTTTTGCTAGAAGGGACATAAGCTTGTCCTCTGTCATTTCACTGTTTTTATTCCAAGTTGATTTGATTTTGGTAAATAGCTTATTCATTTGAATAAACATTGCACTGTGACCCTTTTTCATAAGTTCTTTAGTGGCTGCCACACACAAATGACTTTTCCCTACTCCATAATCACCCGTTATTATCATGCTTGTTGGTTCTTCTCTATTGAATGAAGTAACAAAATCCATAATCGTTTCTTTCGCATCAGCCAATTCTTTTTTAGTTGGTACATAATTTTCAAATGTAGCTTTTTTGAGTTTGTCATTTATTAAGCTGTTATCAGCAAATGAATCATATAAATGAATGATTTCGTTTTTCTTTTTTATAGCTAGTGTTTCTATAGCTAATTTCTGATCTTCTTTTTCTACCGATCTACATTGAGGACAAAATTCCTCATTTGTTTCTATATCTATCAACATGCGTTTACTGCAAACGTCTTTAAATTTTTCTTTCCCTACCAAAAAGGCATTCTTGCATCTATTAGGAGACAATACATATTTTTGATTAGCGTTTCTTGAAGTCGTATTTGTCGATGAAGCTACTATCTTTTTGATTGCTTGCATTGTTTTTCTCCCCCTTTTTACCTTTGTTTTTAAACTCTGTTTCTGATGCATGTACATCTGCTAATGTACGAATGTTTTTATTAACCCACTGTTTTAAAATTCCCTCAGCGTAGTTCCATTTTTTCTGTTGTTTCAATGCACGTTCCATGGATGCTTGTACAAGTTCTTCGCTTGTATCGTTTGCCCATTGGGTAATACTATCGGCTACGAATGGATTTAAAATCCCAAAATTATTTTCATAGAATGAGAAGATATTACTACTACTTACATTCTTTGTAGTATTCTCTGTAGTAATCTCTGTATTTGTCTTTACTTCTAAGTTGGGAGAGTCCTTACTTTTAAGTAAGGAGGGTGATGACTTTGGAGTAATAGGTCTATTTACTTCAAAGTAAACAGGGTCTTCTTTATTTTGATACATACTAGAGATCAGTTTGATTTCATTTGCTACCGGTTCTACAAACATCACATTATTTAAAACTTTCCCTTCAACATGGATAGTTCGAAATTCAACTTTGATAAGAGTCATTTCCGTTAATAAATCACATGCCCTTTTCACCTGTAATTTTGAAAACCCGAATGTTTCTGCTAATTGTTGATAACTCTTTTGCAATTTATCTGATTTGAATTTTTTCTTGTATGTTACTTTTCCGCTTTCTTCATCACGGATAACCGTAGGTCTGTACCAATAAACGATTTCACTTAAAACCATAATTGCTACAATATGAGGTTTGCCATTGCTAAAAGTGATGTAATTAAACCATTCATGATCTACCACATTACCTTTAAAAGTTAATCCACCAATTTCAAATATAGTGTTCGTCATAAACTATTACCTCCTAATACAAATCGCCAGATGTGCTTGTCCGCTTTTAATAATTTTTTGAATCTCATACTGTGGATAACGAACACTGAGATACTGTTCAATCATTCGTTTTAATTCATCTTTGCTTTTTGCTAACCCCCAGAACGTATTAGGTAATAGCACTTGATAAACAATTAAATCCATGTACTATTTCTCTACTTTCCGTGATACACTAATAACAACTTGTTTTTTGAAAAGGACCCACTGCAATGGGTCTTTTTATTTTCTTTCACATCACTCCAAGCCCATTGTTTTATTGGTTCGTAAGTAATGTAAAACAACCATACACTACATGCGATTAATATTCCGAATATAGCTAACAATGTTGAATCTTCCACTAAATCACTCCCTTTCTATATAAATTCAGCATATTATTAATCATCAATTTCAACTGTTACATGGTGAATCTGTGTTTTTAGAGAAACCTGTTGTGTAAGTATGATAGTTGATGTTGGTTCACCATCTTCAATTAACCTCTTAATCTTACGAGTTGCTTCTGCTTTTGATTCACACTCGTAAGCATTTAGTCCATATCCCCTGTTGTGAAGTACAAAATATTTAGTTTTCTTCATTTTCTTTTCCTCCTATTGAACTTCCGTCATATTTATTTGTGCATTTGTAGCTGTAATTTCTTCATCTAAAACCGTTGGAATTGAATATTCTTCATTGATGATTTGGATTGCTCTATCTAAATGATGACGTTTGATAGCTTTATAACTATTCACACCAAACTCTCTATGTAGTTGACTATAAATATCGCTATATAGTTTTCTTCTAAGGCTAATATCCTGGTATGCATTAGAATCCTTACCACCCAGCAGAAGAACGCCTAACTTTCTTACAGCCTTTGATATTTCGTCACATTCAACAGCATATAAAGGGGCATTTTCACGTAAGTCCTTTACATCAGATTTAATCTCCTGGATTTCCTGAGTATGCCCTTCCAAAGCTTGAAACGTTAGTTTTAAAACACCCATTGGATCTGTTGGTATTTTTTGCTGATTTTGTATGCGTTGTTTCATTCGCTTGAACTCTTCAATAAACTTAATCTTCATTTGTACAGCTTCTTTTGTGTTGTAGCTCATTACAACTAATGTAAAGGCTTCTTCAGTCAGGTCGATTTTAGGATAACGGCGCCCTCTGTTTTCATAAGTTCGCTCCTTAAAATTTAGGAGTGAAAATTCTACTCCTGCATAATCCATTTGAGTTTTGATATCAGACATAACATTGTCATGACGTTTATTAAATACTTCTGCAATCATCAAACTATCTGTAACAACTTTCCCATTACTTTCAAACACTAGCTCACTATGTATTGGTGTTTCGTTAACTTCAGTTAATTGATTCATTTCAAATCCCTCCTATCTATAAACTTGGAATAACCTTAGTTTTATTCATATTACGATGTACCAAATGTAATCCATTACTTACTTTTTTGAAAATTAACCAATTATCAGGATTAAGATTGCATGACTCAATATGAATCTTTTCCTTCTTGGTTGGCTCTTTATCATTCTTCAATTAACTCACCTCCCTTCGAGATGAAACTTTACGGCTCATTGCATACATTCTTTTCTTCACTACTAATTCGGTAATTATCAATAAAGCTGGGTTATTTCGCATCTCAGCACATCGCTTACGTACTTCAGATGCTTTCATTAATTTACTCGCGGATAATACTCCGTTCATGGCCTTTCACCATCCTTAATTATTTTTTAAAAAGAGTATCAATCGTTGTTTTAAAATGTTTAGCAAGTATTTTTGCTTCAGTAAGGCTAAAATCTCGTTTGCCACATTCTTTTAAGTGATAGCTTTGCTTTGTTATACTTATCACTTTGGCTGCTGCTTCCTGTGTCATGCGTTGTTCTCTACGAGCAATAAAAAGATTTTGATACATGTTTCATATCACCTCGGTTCGAAAATTATTAATAAATAATACGTAATATCTTATTAATTACTAATTTACGACAGCATTTTTCGACATTTTATTTTAAAAAAAAGCGAGACTTTTCTTCTGAAAAACACTACCTTTAAACGGTAGTTATGTTTAAAAAAAATCATCATCAAAGTTCCCATCGTTTATTATGGGTAATCTAATGTAATCAGAAGGAATTTTGTATACAATAGATGCTTTTTGCAAAATATGACCTGGAATAGCAGTTATACCCTGTTCATAATTACGTAGGGTTTTTCCTGTAATATCTAATATTCCAGCTGCTTCATCTTGTCTTAATCCTGCATTTACTCTAGCAGCTTTTAATGTTATCTGAAACATCAAGTTACCTCCTTTCGATAATTTCTAAACCCAATATACTACCTTTAAACGGTACGGTCAATACCAAACATTATATAAAATACTTTTAAACGGTATTTTATATCTTTACACAACTACCGAAAAACGGTAAAATACTATTATAAAGTGAGGTGAGAAAAAATGGATGCACAAAAAATGAAAGAAATTTTTGCAGCTAACTTAAAAAAATTTTTAGAACGTAATGGTATCACACAGACTTATCTAGCAAACGACATAAATATCCCTGAAACAACTGTTTCAAACTGGATTAAGGCTAATACTTATCCAAGACCAGATAAAATACAATTATTAGCTGATTATTTTAAGATTAATCGTTCTGACTTAACTGAAGATAAACCCTCTAATTTATATGATGCTAATGTTCATCCGGTTAAGGTGCCGAAATTAGGAAAAATTGCATGTGGTCTACCTATATGTGCTGAGGAAAACTTTGAAGGGTATCGTTATGAAACATCTGATATTTTACCACATGGAGAAATATATTATTTAGAAGCCAAAGGAAATTCAATGGAACCAACTATACCTAATGGGGCTTTTGTATTAATTAGAAAGCAAGATGATGTGGAAAACGGAGAAATTGCAGCAGTTCTTGTTAATGGAGATACTGAAGCTACTTTAAAAAGAGTAAAAAAGCAAGGCAATGTTGTAATTTTGATGCCAGATAACCCTTCATATGAACCAATAATTATCACTCCAAATGTACCGGCACGAATTATTGGGAAAGCAATACGCTTTACAAGAGATCTTTAA